ATGACAGCAGTTGTTAGGGGGCACCGTGAACATCAAGAAACTTAGACAGCACAGGGGTAAGTTTGATGGCAAGGTCGATGAGAAGAAACGTAATCAAGCCATCTTTGGTGCCGCCAACGCCTCTGTCACTATCGCGATGAGGCCAATCACTCTGGCCAAAGTAGGCGGCCCAACACTCGAAGAGATTGAGGCGAAATACGGGCCGATACGTGGCATCAAGAAGCAAACCTCAACGTGATGTTCGAACCATACACTAGGATGATGTACGCGCTGGGCGTCACGAGCGTGCGACTTGCCGCTGTTGCCCTGTGCCTGTGGGTATTCTATCATATCTGGATGGCGTTCCTCGAACGCTACTAACGTATCGACCACAGCAAGACCAACGGAGAAAACGGTCCTGCCAGCAACAGGAGTTCAGATGAAGTATGTGCTCGCACTTCTGGCGATGCTCATCGCCACACCCGCCTTGGCCTCTATCGATATGTCACATGCAGAGTTTTTTGAGAGGTCGAGAACAGGCAACTGGAAAGAGCCCATCAGCGGCGAACAACACACATCCCGAAACATCACATACTCGACCGCACAGAAGAAAGCTGTCGCCGATATGGTGGCGAAAGAAGCCTCTCGACGCCTTGGCTCACAGTGGGTGCCGACAGCGTTGAAGCTGGCCAAGATCGAATCCTCGTTCAACTGTGGGGCAGTTGGGCCCAACACACGACATGGACGCGCGAGAGGCGTTCTGCAGGTGATGCCCGGATCTGCTCGCGCCATGGGCTATGAGCCGTCTCGATTGAATGAATGCGCGTATGGTATCGCAGCAGGCGTCTCACATATGGCACTGTGCATTCAGTCAGGCGTGCGCACACATGATCAGATGGCGTCCTGCCATGTCTCAGGCGTGCAGGGATGGAAGGTGCGCCTGAACAGTCGCGCCGAGGCTTACAAGCGCAAGTATGTCAGGCTTGCCGCGCGTTAGAGTTTAGTGCCGTGTGGGAGACAAACGTGAACAGTGAACAGCAGTTGCGTGATCATTATCAAAATGTGCGTTGTCGTTTAACGGGGCAAAAAAGAGGATCAAACATCGTCAAAATCTCGATTCCACGCTCATTGCCGGAAAAGAAAGAGACGGTCAGCGATTCGGGGGTGGAGACATACGAGAGCCTTCGTGCCAGAATACACAAGCTATCCATCCGTCAGATCATCGTTGAGTGCGCAAAGCGACATGGCATGACCTACGAGATGATCATAGGCCACAAAAGATCGGCCCCGTTCATCGCAGCGAGGCAGGAAGCCGTTTGGCTCGCATACCAGAAAGGGACGCTGTCAAAGTCCGCTCTGTGCCGACACTTCAACAGGAAGGATCACACCAGCATCATTCACCTGCTCAGGCGATATGAGGCCATGTATGGGCTGCAGAATGGTGATAAGACATCAATAGAGTTTGTTCGTATGCGCGCGAATGCGCAACCAGCTTCGGCGTGAGCCGAAGACCACCAGAATGTCTCTGGTGGGTGACAGCCGCCTTCCGGCCTCGCCGAAAGGCTCTGTCGTGTCCCCCTGACTTGACCCCCGGCTTGTCACCGGGGGTCTTTTCGTCAGTAGGGACCGCGCATGATGTATGCGAGCGCGTAGTACGGGGGAAGGTTGGCGTTGTCGCCGCTGGCTCCCGCAGAGTCGATAGTCGCCGTATGGACGTGGGCGCCGGCAGACGCCGTTATCCTCGCTGGCTGGCTCTCCGCGAAGGCCTCTGCCACGCCAAAACCCGTTCCAATTCCTGTTCCGAACGGGAAGTATTCATGGCTATGCAATCCGGCGGAGGCGATCGTCGCTGTATGCGTGTGGGTGACGACAATGGCGTTCTTGTTGCCGCCCGTCTGCGTGAGCGTGCCCGTGATGTTGGTCTTGGGCACGCCTGCATCATCCTGCGCCGCGCCAACGATGAACCTATTGCGAAGATCTGGTGTTGTCGGGCCGCCCGAAATAACCTGACCATCGCACAGGAACCACCCGGTCGGAATGTTCGCGATAGTTCCCGACCACATGATGATGCCTCCGACAGGGAACCGATCTGCAGTTGATCCAACAGCGCGGATGTTGGTCCCGTCAGAGTAGATGGTCGTGATCGCCCCCTGAGGGAGCACGACTGATGTGCCGCCACCGGAGATGGGGGAGATGGTCACGGTATATGCGTTGGTGGTCACGTTCCGCACAATCCACTGACCGCCGACAATCCCAGTCGCCCCCGAGTTAAGGGGAAGCGTAATACTTACGTTTTGGATCAGACCGCCGGAAAAGTTAAAAATGAGATTTTGGGCGTCCGAGGCAGATATGTTTACGGGGGCAGTTTGCCCGTTAAGGTTCACCGAGTACACACCGCCAAACGCCTTATCTATAATCCCGAAGTTTCCGTTGACGGGGACATCCCACGTATTGATGTTCGAGCCGTTCGCCGGCTGCGCAAGACCCTTGTTCGCTGTGGTCATCGTCAGATCCTCTCATTCGCGACTTTGAGCGCTCGCACGATGGTCTCGTCATCGTGATTGAGCAGGTTGCCGGTCTCGGCCTGCAGCTCTTTGCGGGCCCTGTCGATCTGCCCCATGATCCTGTCAGCCATGGCCTCAGGCGAGATCCGGCCACCGGAAGCGCGCTGGATGCGACCGCCTGCAGCCTGCCCTGCCACCTCTTCGGCGCGGCCAGCTTGGAAGACGCTTTGCGGCGCAAGTGGAGCACGCTCGTATATGCGACCCGGCATGCCGGCAACACTTCCGATGGCGTATTCGGCAGAACCTAATACGCGAGGCGACGAGGCGGCCATGCCGGCGAGGGCGGCGGGATGCACTAGATATGAACCCGTGCCAGACAGGGCTGCGGATATTTGGCCTCTCAAGCCAGAAGACCACAAGGGATTCAGCTCTTGGCCTGCGACCATGTATGGAATGTTTGGGTCGATTTTGGCCACTCTCTCCATTAAGTTACTTTTATGTTTTGAGTCTTGAGCCTTGAGTATTTTTCTTAATGAGGCCCCCGTAGAGCGCCCACCGGCGAGATCTCTGTTAAGATCGTTAAGCTCCCGAGTTGCCTCTCCATACTGCTCCATGATTTGGACGTATTTCTTATCGGGAATTGATTCCTTCACAGCGTTGGCTACATCATCGACAACTTTTCGCGCAGGTGAGCCCGGTCGTGTTTCAGCGTATCCGATGTCTCGAATTCGCCGCTTCAGAAGATCGAAATCTTCTAGATTGTGTCTGGTGTTCGGATGGTTGCGCCAATCACTAATCGTTTGAGTCAATTTGGCGTGGATATCAGCTGCTTCTTGGTTCACCACCCGACCGCGGCTCGAACCAACGGCTGCGGCTGAGCGCAGAGCGTCATCGACCTTGTCGTAGGGAATTGCCGCATTAGAAGCGACACTTCCCATGCCCGCCAAATAATTGTCGCTCCTTTCCTTCGCGACTTGCGTCACGGCATTCTTAACGGCTTCAACAACCTCTCCGGGGCTGGCGCGACCAGAGAGGTGGTCCCAAAACACGGGGTTACTCTGCATGCCAGCCGACAAAGCTTGGTTGAGGGATTTCGTCGAGGCACCGCTGGTGCCGGAAAGAAACCAGTTTACGGGCGTCATAGCAACTTTCGTCGCTGCCGCCGGAGCCTTCATTGCAATATTGATTGGATCAATAGTGCTACCAACGCTGCGCGCGGCCTGCCCCACTGTGCCAATTGCACCCGGCCCACGCGCAGCCAATGCCCCGCCGCCCGTCAGGATTGTTGAAAGGTCAGCGGCGGCCCCCACAGGGTCTTCAGCCAAAGTGCGCTTGATGGACGGCAGGTCGCCGTAGCGCTCTTTGAAAAACTGACCCATGGCGTCAGCCACACCCTCGGACGCAAGGTCTCGCTCGTACCCGAGCAGGCCGCGCCCCTTAGAGTACAGACCTTTCCCCAGCTGACCAATTGTCTGCGCGGTCTCAAAGGGCTGCAGGAACGGCTGAATGAGACCCTTGCCGAATTCAACCGCACTGCTGGGAACGTTGCGAATAGCCTGAGATCCGACATCCGACCATGCCATGTCTTGGGCAGGAGGCCTGCCCGTCGTCAGGTGAATAGCCTTTTCCACCGCCGGGCTGGGCTGCCGAGCACCGCCCGCCGGTGCAGAGGGCGCTGCCGCGGATCGCCCTGCCATGAAGTCCGTCTGCATGAGTGGATTTGCCTGCTCCCCGCCGGATGGGGCCGCGGGCTGGGCAGGCCGTGCAGCGGGAGGTGCAGCGCGGGGCGTTTGCCCCTTCATGAAGTCAGTCTGGAGGAGGGGGTTCTCGCGGTCCATATCAGCCTCCAGCCTGCACGAAATAGCGGCTAATCCCCGGAGTGTACTGCACGCCGGTCTTGCGCGACAGCTCCTTGAAATACTCCTCTACCTGCTGCTGAGTGGCCCGACCGGAGGTCAGAATATCGATCGCCTTTGGATCGTTCCTGATCGCCGACTTCAGCAGCATCTCTTCTTGTATGTAGCGGGCTTCGGGGTTGTCAGCGGTAAATCCGGCGTTTGCCGCGGTGAACGACTGCATTGAGCGCTGGCCGTACTCAACGCGGTGGAGATCACGGTCCTTGGCCTTCTGGTTGAGCATGAGCAGCTGCGCGGCAATCTGCGCCTGAGCGTCAGGCGGCATGTCAGTGCGCGGAAGCGCCTCAACCATCGCCCGCAGAGCGCCAAGGCTTTCCTGTCCACCGGCGCTGGCCATCGCCAGACCCTGCACGTTGTTGAACTTCTCCTGCAGGGCCTGCCGGGTGTCAGTGTCAGAGAATGCCGGCCCCTGATATCCAAGAGCCCGCGCAATCGTATTTGCAGCGCCCGCCAACTGCGCACGAGCAGCATACGCGGTGCCGGGAGCGTCGAAGCCTTTGCCAGCGACCGTCTTCGAGACGTTGACAACCATTTGGTTGAGAGTGGTCGCGGCATCAGACGCAGCGCGACCACCAGCTTCTGCCGCCTTCGAATAGGACCGAGATAGCTCGCGCGCCGTCTCAGCGTTGGGACCAAGGGTAGCCTCCGGCTCCTTGTCAGCCAGCGCCATTGAACGGCTACCGAAGAGAGGACGAGGCTGGTCACTCGGGGCGGCCTCAAGAGAGCCTTGCCGCGTCTCTGCAGCAGCACCCGGGAGCGTGCCAGCCGCCGCGGCGGGAGACGGCGCTCCGGGGGCGGTGGCAAGCTTTTCTGGTCCTTGCCCCTGCATGTAACGCTCTGCGGCCTTTTCTGCCGCCGCCATACCGAATTGGCCGCCAAGAACCGGCTGCCTGCTCCTGATCCACTCCCAGATCGGAATTTCTTGGCCGTTCGCCAACCGGACCATGACAACGTTGCCGACTTGGCGCGTAGACAGGTTGGCCGCCTCCTGCGCCGTCTTGAATGTCTCCGCCTCGCGGAAGCCGATGTCGGCCTGCTGCTTCTCAAGGTCGGCGTAGCTCTTCGCGCCAGCGCCGAGCCCCTGCAGGATCGCAGAGCCAGCGAACAGGCTGGGAGACGAGGCCATCGCCCCGAGACCGCTCAGCGCGGGGATGATTACGCGTTTCCAGTCGGTCGTCTCTTCTCCCGTGCGGGGATCTCGTCGGCTGGGCAGTATGGACACAAGGCCTTCGCGCGCAGCAGGCTTCGTCGGTTCAGTGGGCGCAGCCTGCGCGGCTCGCCCAAGGCCTTGAGGCGACCCTGCCGCACCTTCGATCGCAGCCGAAGCAGGCGCTTGGCCCTGCCCTCCAGCGTATGCCATGAGGTCATTAACGCGATTGGACCAGCCGCGGCCATAACGCCCATACGTCTCGGGGTCGCGGGCGATCAAATCATTGTAGTGCTGCTGCCGAAGCTGCAGCAGACGGGCCGGATCGTTGCCGGCCTCTTCCAGCAGCTGGCGCGTCCTGCCGACACCCAGATTAACTGCGGTGTCAAAAGCGACATTCGCCATGCGGGGGTCCATGCGATCGGCCCCAATCGGGTTCCAATAGCGCTCGCGATAGATGGAGGACTTGTACTCTGGATCCTCCTTCACCCGCTGCAGGTCCACGTCGGGGTTCGCGCGGCTGCTGATCCCCATCATGGTGGGGCCGCCCGTGTCTTCGGTGTAGCCGCCCTCATACGCCAAGGTGCGGCGCAGGGCTTCGTCGAAGGATGGGGTTCCGCCAGCCTGATAGCCCTGACGTGGGGCAAGACCAGCCGCCACGTCGGTTGCTCGCTTGTAGTCCACCATCTTCACGCCGCCGAGGCCGGCAACCGCGTCGCTATGCCCGTTGTGCTCCAGATCCTGCGCCATGAGGCCGAGCTGGGTCTTGGGCGAGCCCTTCATGTTGTAGCGGTAGATCGGCTGACCGTCGTAAAGCTCGCCGACCGGCTCGATGTTGTCTTTCATGCGGGCGTCAGAAAGAGCGAATAAGGCCGCTGCCGCAGTACCCAGTTTGGCCAAATCTCCAGCCACACTTTGGGGCTGACCAGAGGGCGGCTTGGCCGCCTCAAGGGGCTTGATGTCAGGGGTTTCTGTCGGAATACCGATGTCAGCGCCCTGAGCCCCATAAGAGGCCATGGGGTCGTCCTTATCGACGCCACCGCCGCCCGCGTAGCCAACAAGGCCGCCGCGCGCACGGAGAGCGCCGATTAAGTTCATGGGGTCGCCGACCTCTCTGTCGTCAGGCGTCCCTTGAGACGACGCCGTCTGATCAATGCTAGGCCCAGACGATCCAGCCATGCTGCTGAGCTTGCCGAGCCCTTTCTCAGCCCCCTCGTAAATATCAGACGCGGTCTTGCCGAAGTCCCGCACGCCTTCAGCGGTCTTCATCAACTCAGAGGCCATTGACTGCGGCGCGCGAGGCAGCGGCCCCGCGGTCTTGAGCTGCGTGGCAGGCATGGCCGAGATCTTGGCCCCGTAAGGGCCGCCGCTCATCGCGCCTGCGAGACCACCTTCTCCCCCAAACTGAGCGTACAGCTGGCGAAGGTTGCCCGCGAAGTCTGGCATGCCGCCGGCTGCGAAAGGCTCACGATACTGGTCCGGCCCGAGATCGAGCACAGCGCCGCCCATGGACTGGGGAGCGAGTCCCTTGACCACCTTGTGGCCGCCGACCTCGCCGACGAGGCCCGGGGAGCGCTCCTCGATGTCCTGCGCCATGGGGCCGACGCGCTTGGGCGGCATGGGCCGGCCCTCTTCCTCGGCCCGGCGAACGTCGTCCTTGTAGTCGTAGGCATAGAGCCCTTTGCCAAGGGGCTGGATGTTGGTCTTTTCGCGCTCGTCCGAGAAGAACGGGATGGGCTGCGCCGTCGTTGTCGTCGAGCCAGACAGAGCACCAGTACCCATGGCGATGTTCGCGAGGAACTGCGCTGTCTGGAAGTCGTACCCGCGCTCCTGCAGGAACTGGTTGTAGAGTGCCGTCTTGCCTGCCTGCTCCGTCTGCTGCTCCGCGGTGCCGGCCCCAAGCTGCGCCTGCGCGCCTGCGAGAGCTGCCTGCTGCGCAGTTGCCCCCAAGCCGCCAAGCTGCTGACCAGCGGCCAGCTGCCGCTGAAGATCCTGCGCTCGAACACCCTGCTGACCCATCGCCGTCTGCACGGCGTTCTGGTACGCCTGCTGGTACAGGGGCGAGATAGCCTGAGCAGTTGCGAGGCCCTGCTGGCCCATCAGCTGGGCGCGCTGGAGACCCGCGCGATCACCACCGAAGGCTCCTGCGCGAATGGCCTCAGACTGCTGCTGAGACAGCTGCTGGCCCTGCTGCTGCTGAAGCCCTGCTCGCGTGGCGTCAACCACCGACTGGGTGAATGGGTTTTGATACTGTTGGATCTGCTGTGCAGTGAGGGGGCCGACAGCCTGCGCGCCGCCCATGGTCAGGCCGGCGGCAGTGTTGAAGTACGGCTGGGTCATCCCAGCCGCCTGATTGATGTTCTGGATGCCGGCCTGCTGCGTCGCCGTTAGGGGTGCGACAAAGGCGCTGGGGTCTTGGCTGTAAGCCTGAAAGGGCTTGTTGGCGGCGGCCTCTGCTCTCGTGTTCGCGGCGTTGTATCGCGCCATGACCTCCGGCGGAATCTGCACGCCTTGTGTAGTAGTCGCAGTTTTGCCGCCCATGTCAGCCTCTCATCACTCTGCAGCTGTCTGCCAAGAGCCAGTCTTCGCCTTATACAAGAAAAAAGCGCCGCTGGGCTCGCCAAAAATACGCTGATACATCCTCACCTTGCCGGCTGTCCTGTGGTTCGAAAGAACACCGATGATCAAGGGAAGCTCCAGCTCATCCGCCACCTGCTTGCTGAACTCACACAACTTGCGAGCCCTACCGCCCTTTGCGGATCTGTACTCGGGACGGATGAAAACAGCCTTTTCTTCAATTGCGCGCTGGTCAGAATACCACATATGACCGACGCGCAATAGAACGGCTCCCTGAACCTCAGACGTACCCTTGGGGCCAATAAGGCCCATGACGCCCTCATCGAGGTTGAGAGCCGGCCAAATGTCCATCAGGAGCCGCGAAGGACTGGGCTGCACGAAGCCGTTTTCCTCGCACGCCATCATGGCAATTTCCATAACCGCATCAAGGTCTTGCGGTGTTCCAACACGTATAAACAGCTCTTCTGGCATGCGACAATCTCCCTTTAGTCGCGTTTAGGCCCGGGAAGCTTCTTCAGGGTCGCAACCGTGCGAGCCCGAAACTTCTTCACGAACTCATCGAGATGGCGGTGCCCGGCGTCCATGTCGCCGCCGCCAAGATGCTGGACGTGCTCGGGGGCTACGACGTACTCGCCGCCTGCAGCCACGATCGGCACGCCATCTGTAGCCCCGCCGGCGGCCTTCTTCGGCATCTCAAGGCCGTAGGGCGTCATCGGCTCATCGTAAGGCGTCGCCCCCTCGCCGTATGGCTGACCAGTCATCCAACTGGCCGGGCTGCTGAACACCTTCTCGGCCAGCTTGAAGCCGGCCATCGTGTTGCCTTCGCCCATCGCCGAGATGATGTCGGCGGGAATGACGTAGGAGCCAGACGGCACGTTCATCTTGAGGTGGTCGGTGCGACCAGCGACAGAGGAATGAATGGGGCCAGTGTGCAGCTTGGCCTCTTCTATCCGCGGGGTGGAGGGAGCGAGAGAGCCTCCCATGGCCTTGCGAGACACGTTCAACGCCGCGGCAATCGCCTGCTTCTGGGGGTGACCAGCGCGCATCATCTCCCGGATGTTGCCGGAGATGACCTTCTGCGAGGAGCCTTTCTTGAGTGGCATGCGTCACCTCTGAGAATACGTCACGTTGACCGACTGCCCCGTTCCGGGGGCGATCACGAGCCCGTTCGTGAAAAGCATGTTCACCGGATAGACGCCAACGGTATTGGGCGTGGCCACCAGAGCGGTCTCAGGCGAACCGCCGCCCGTCGTGCCGGAGTTGTAGATAAACCCATTAGCGGAGCCAGCCACAACAACTGAGAACGAGATCAGGCGACCCCTCCCCGTAAGCACGAGCGTCGAGGCCGTGACGGTCGCAGAAGTGTCCGTCGGATTGAGTATGGAAAGAGCCTGAAAGACGTTGTTTATGGCAACAACGCCGTTCTTCTGGGTGGTGAGAATGTCGTCTAAGGACGCCATCAGTATTTTCCATCGGGTTGAATGCGGTAACGGATATTACCAATACGCCAGAACGAGCCGATGTCATCGCTCTCAACCTTGATCGACACCAAGCGACCGCGGAAGCGAGGCGTGACGTAGGTTGTCGCCTGCGTGAGGTTGAACGGGCCATACGTTAGAGGCGTCTGCCCCGCGTAGTCCGTCACGTAAAACGTCAGCTGCACCTCTGCGCTCTGGGCACCCCCGTAGTAGCCCCACTTCATGTCGGGCCAGACCTGATCAATGAACATCTTCACATCGGCCTCAGACAGGGCGAAGTAACCCGTCTGGAAGCTCGCGTTGATGGGCTGACCATCGGCGTCGGTGGACGTTTCGTGCTGGTAGATGAAGCGATCCGGTGCAGCGCCAATCGGTGGGCCAAGCACGCTCTCATTGATCCAAGCGGTTCTTGCAAGGGTGCCGAAGTCCCACTGATCGATGAGGAAGTTGTATTTGACGTAGTGGCTCACCTCGCCGCCGTTGGAGCGGGTGGGGTAAAACCAAGAGATCTCGCCAAATCGAGAATTGGGCGCAACACGGATCTTATTGAGGGCCTCGGGGCTGGTGTCCAAGTCCTGAAAGATCACGTCCCAAATCGGGCACCGGATCGGCTCGACGCCAGACCCAGCGAGGCGGAAGAACTGGCTCGGTCCCATCCAGTAGACGACGCCATTGACGGATGTCGCCGCCTTGCGGCCAATCAGCCCGCAGCCGGTCCCCAGCTCGTTGAACTGGTAGACGTATGGGGGACCAACGTACTGCATGGCCCACACGCCAAGATCGGTCCAGATCAGGCCCTGCTGCGGGCCCTGAATGCATTGAATGATCCGCGAGCCCTTGGGGATGCGATATGACCCGGCCTGATTGGTGATCTGAGCCGTCCACTCATTGTAGTTCGCAATGTCGCTCCACCGGATCAGGAGCGGGTCTTGCACGCCAGTAAACGTGGATCCCCATGCGATCATCTGGCGCTGGGGCATGGCGACGAAAACGCCCGCATTGACAGGAGGAGCCTCGGGGATGACCAAAGCCGTGTCGTCCCCAGCTGTCGGGTTCCACGTATAAATGGGGCCATCTAGAGGGCACGAAACGAACACCTCGCCCCAATTATCGAGCGTCCAGTCGGTGGCGGTAATCGGCGTCCCTGTGGAGCCGCCAGTTGGAGCCACGCCGGTCCCGTACCCTCCGCGGCCATATTCACCAACGCCATAGCCTGAACCAGCGGGGAGCGGCCCGAGACCGTTGTAATAGAGATAATTTGCATTCCCGCTGTTGAGAAACGCGGAGGTGCTTGACGTGGCCGTGTTAGCGCCCGAAATGGCGAATGAATACGAATTGATTACTTGATTGACGATAAAGTTACCCTCAAGCGTAATCCCCCCAACAGTAATCGCGATAAGAACGGGGAACGTGTCGCCAGCCTGATAGTTATGGTTGGGAAGCGTAACTACAACGCGATCGCTGAGATTCGTAGTGGTGAATAAAGGCACAACCCCTCGATTGGAGATTGTGCCGCTATTACCAGAGCCTAAAGTTGCATTCGCATATGACACAGTTGTCAGGGTGGACGCTGTGACGATGTACGTCCCATTGAAGCCATCGTTCGACATACCTGAGACAGTGATCGCCGTGTTCACAGGGAACGTGTACGACCCTGCGAAAGTCAACGTCGCCGTCGTTCCTGTGCCAACTGCTGTTGCGCCGCTGATAGTAGTCGTTGAAAAAGTGGCGTTATAAGGCTGCCCAAGGGCATTTAGGGGGAATATGTTGTAGGTGTCCGGCCCAACGGCGAAGCACTGGTACTGACCAAACAGAATGATGCCGCCAACGCTGATCGGCGTGCGGATATAGACCGTGTCGAAGTTGTCGATGTTGCTGGCGGTATGCGTGATCGTCACGGTGTTGCTGCCAGCCGCAGTTAAGACACTGACAGGGACGTTAAACGATGATGTTTGAGGCGTAATGTCGAGCAGAGACCCGCTTCTGATGACGCGCAAAGACTGTCCGGTAACCGGGATGCCTTCCGCTCCGACGCCAAGATAAGATTGACCGTTCGTGTCTTCCCACGCCCACAGAGCGCGGACGGTGGAGGTCATCTGGGCAAAATAGTACTTCGTCCAGCCGCCGAGCTTCTGCACTAGCCCGAGACCGTTCCTGTCCGGGATGAACCGGACAAGATTGGTGTTGGAGATGGCGGCCTCGTTGAGGGCCAAAGTCTTGTTCTGATCGACGCCGGGGATGAGTTTGAGCGACTGATGCGGCATGGATCATCACCTCGTCGGGGTCGCGACGGGCGACGGGCTCTGAGAGGACCACGCCGAAGCCTCAAACTTCTTGCGGGCCTCTTCGATCGCAGCGCCCTTCAGAAGTGCGTTGTACTGGCTCTCATACGTGACCGACATCTGAGGGTCGTCGTTCGCGCGCCCGAAGTTACGCTGGTACGCCGAGACGTAGATCATGCTCGCCATGATGAACAGATCGGGCAGATACAGGCTGATGAACGTCGTCGAGTTGGACGAGGAAAGGCTGTCAGGCCTGAAGGTGCCGACGATCTCGACGCCATACGCCTGATCCGGCACCGGCCCGAACAGGAAGATATTGTCGTTGAATGGCACGAAGTATTTTGGCATCGCGCGGTTCGCCGTGGCGTTAGAGCCGCATACGATGTCGAGGAATTCCTTCGTCGCCGGCAAGCATGAGTTGCGCGTGACGGTCGCTCCGTTGGGATTGGTCTGGCCGACAGGCGTCAGGATGTTGATCTGTTCGGATACGACGAGAGTGCCTGCGGGGATAGTCAGGCTGCGAATCCCGGGCGTCAGGGTGTACCCCGATACGCTCGTAGAGGTGTTGAGGAAGTCCAGATC